GGATGAAAAGACAGGGGGGGTAGCCGTCTGTGCTAAAAAAACGCCCTCATCCTTCGATGATTTACGCAAATTACAATCACGACACAACACTTGTAAGTTATCCATATCGTGAGTACCACCGTTCTTACGGCTAATGATGTGATCGATTTGCAAGTTCTCATCATTGCCACAGTATCTACAGATACGTCCATCTCTCGCGAATACTCGCTCCTTATGTGTTCTGTACTTTCTACTGTTTAACTTATCTAGTGCCATCCTTTACGCTTCCAATGATCTAAGGCTTTGCATGTATTGGGTTGCTTACCTTCATGAGTCATAGTGTAACCGTACCTATGTCCTATGTATCGTAAGCCCCAATCAATTTGCTCTAATGGGTTAGCATCCTTCAACCATTCGCTCTTACCCTGTGGTATTCCATAGACCTGGTGTGTACCTTCTAAGTTACCTACTGCTTTCCAATTCCACGATGATTCTTTACCATACAAAGTAGCTAAACATTTGTAATTATGGATTGTTAATTGCCCTCGTGCATACTCTTTTGATGTAAGTCTTTTATTAGGATCGTTTGTCGCACTAGCTGCTGATACAACGGAGAAGCATAGAGCTCCCCCGATAACGATTGCTACCGAGCGAACTAACCGCTTCACGGTTCGCTCTGAGCACTTGGTGTGCTCTAGCCCTCTGAGTGTACTGGTCATGTCAAATCCATTTCTATAAGTGCTGGTCAGGACGGCGTTTCTAATTGATAGGTAATTTAATCCTTCCATTGTCAACCCAAATCCAGCCACACCAATATAAGCAACTGGCACATAATCTTTCAAAGTATCTAACACAATAACTCTCACTCACAAAGTCATCATAAGCCGTTTCAAATGTCATAAGTTGTGGTTTTTTACAATCAGGACACTTAACATTTTGTTTGCCCCATTTATCCATTACTTGTCCTTAGAGTCATTGACATAAAAGCCCTTCCCTTTGAACACTAAGCCAGGTGCAGAATAGATTCGATTAGCTTGTGCGCCACAACTAGTACATCGAACTAAATCATGATCCATAGATAGTTCTAACTCCATTTGCGTATTACAAATAGGGCAGCGATAGTCATACATCGGCATCAGACGCTTCTTTCCCACAAGCTTTACACTCCCACCATTTGACTTTCCAATTACCACAATTACTACATCTAACTAAACTTCTATTCCAGTCAATATCTGCTGGAATCTTTGTATAGCCTGCCTTGCGTAATAACTGCACCAAATCGACTAATGACAACATGCAGACGAACTCACCGACTGATGCTTCCCCTTGACCATTAAGTCTGAAACACGCAAATCCAAGCTTCCCTGATTTGTCTGTGCGTGCCTTGATTTGGCGTAGTGTCCCTTTGATGTCAAGTGAGTTACGAGCCTTAATCTCGATGTCGAACGGAACATTGAGAATGTCCTCGCCTTGACCACGACCGACACTAGCTGCGTGCCACCATTGCTGCAAGTACATGGCGACAATGCGTTCGGTCGCATAACCTCTATGCTTGCGCGATTGGCTTGCCATTAACGGCATGACATTTCAGACAGCGTAGGAATACTTGACCATTAAATTCTGGAGTAATAGCCAAAGGCTCATTGCATAGATCGCAATAGATAACAATATCTTCTGGCTCTGGGAATTGTTCTCCCAAGATTGTTGCCCTGCCATTGTCATAGATTATCATGTCACCCATTATCTATACCAGCCTTAGTTTCTGTGGTTGCCAGTTACCTTGTGGTGAAATCTCATACCAGATGACATCTTTGCCTTTGTCGCATCGATCCATCTCACCTGTAACAGCTGCTGGACACTTAAAGTGACCCCATTGCTTGCCTTTACTTGATCCTGATTTCCAGTGCATTTCACCATGTGGACAACGCGGCACATCTTTGTCAGTCGTAGCACCTATAATGTCCTTTACAGTTGCTACAGCTTCTTCTGATGTTATTGGCATTGCAACTGTTTTGATCGTCCAGGCATCGTCCTCATTTACGACAGGGATATATTCTTTGGTGGTTGTTGTTCTGACTCTAGCCATATCCTGTTGTGTCGGTTTGCTGGATGTTTCGAGTATAAGCGATAGTGCTCTTCCAATCGCTGACGTGACAGTATCTTCAACGTAAAACTTACGCATCGAAGCATTAAACGTACTTGCATCTCCAAAAGCGTAATCGACAGCAGAAGGCAACGTATCTTCATGCTCTCTATAAATCTGAGCCGATACAAGGACGTAACCCTTTTCAGCATTAAATTGAATGACATCGGTAACTATTCTCCCTACTGGATAAGCGGCTTGAAAGCGTTTGATGCGAGAATTCACATCTTCATAATTAGATAGATCAAACATATAGTTCGTCCTCTTCTGTTTGTAGTTGAACTGCTATTGCCAGATACGCTATTGCATCAATGTAAGAATCTGTGTGTCCTGGCGATTCTGTGATTCTGGCGAGTTTAACTTCGACCATTGCAAGTGCAGCTTGAACGTCTGTGATTGGGAAATCAAATAGATTGGATAGCCTTGCAGATATCCGACCCTGGTTAATTTTCGGATGACCATAGACCTTGCCACGATCTTGCATGATGTCGATTGCATCGATGAGTGCCTTAGTCGCTTTCATCTATTCCTGCCAAAATTCTTGACGTGAGATTGAGCGACCCCTTGTGTAACCTTCTCGTACACCATCTTTGTGACCTGTCCAGTACCAGACAAAGGAAGTTGCAAACATAACTCCTACTATGCCCATTGCTTGTATCCAAAACATTTGTAGCCCTTCTGCCCCGATACTTTCGGGAACAGGAATAGTGTCACACAGCTAGTTGGATTTATTGTGTTGATTTTGATAACGAAATGGTAACAATTCTGAGTTATCCATTTGGACATCAACGTCATGCTTTATGTCGTTATCGAGATCGTCCATAGCGTTTGCCTGACACAATGAATGTGCCGTCCTTTTCAAGATTGATTATGCTGACCTGCACGTTTGCACCGATTTCCTCGATGATAATGAAGGCCTGCTGCCAGTTCATCGTGCCTTTAGTGTAATGAGCCTGCCTGACATCCATAAGATGGCCTGCTTCCCATCCACGCAGGATACGGCCTATACGACCCCCTGAAGCCTCTGTAAAGGCCGATTGACCTGCTCTGTGAGTGTGTCCACATATAACGCTAATACCATGCCTACGAGCCGCATCAAGGGCTGTAAGACCAGGTGTAGGCTTTACGCTTCCCTCATCTCCATGAACTGCCACAATGCCCTTTGCTATGGCGTAAGGCTTCTTGTGATAGGTAATTCCTAGTTCATCAAGTTTCATAAACTTCTCGAAGCGCAACTCTGGTAATGCTAGGAATGCAGGAATCTTCTTCATGGTGACGTTGTACAGGCGGTCTGTGTGATTGCTACGGATCATGTGAGCTTCTTTAGCATGCTCGACTAATGACCAAAGAACCTCGACTGCTTCATCTCTGTCAGCAGCTAGTGTCTGCTCGTACCATCCTGGCGTGTTCTCTGTCCATCGGGATATTTGTGGGAGATCGATTTCATCTCCAAGTGTAACGACAGAATCGGGGCGGTAAGCCTTAATAAAACTTGCAACATTTTTAACAGCTACTGGATCGTGATAGGGAACTTGTAAGTCTGGAACTACTACAGTTCTTTTCATTCATCCTCATCGTCATACCAGTCTGGCTCTGGGATATTTGGGTTAATAGGCGATGGAAGTATCCATTCAGGATAAGCCTGTTTCTCTACAATAATGGCAAGTGCCAAATCAACATCGAAGCCTGCGCGGCGTAATGCACGATACATTTCATGCACTCCGATAGCCCACGCATCTAGTTTGGAATAGCCTTCATCCACTAGCTTCTGAGTTGCTTTTCTAGCCATGTGTAAATTGTCACCTCTCCAATAAAGAAATGATTGTTTCGACACGCCCTTCAAGCCGATTCAATCTATCGTTCATCGATGAACCACCATTTGGTTTTAGTTCATTTAAGTAATGCTTTACAAGCCAGCGGATTGATCCAACAAAGCCAGTAACGATTGAGATGGTTGCAACTGCGAGAGCCGCCCAGTTAAGGGCAGTCATTACTTCTGAATGCCCATGCTCAAATCGTTAGGATTTAACCAACGAATAACTGGTGGCAAGCATGATGAAAGTCCGGCAGCAAGTAATGCCTTTGGCTCTGTAACACCAGCTGCTGCAAGTGTTAATACTGCTACTAAGAATGCTCTAGCCCATGAGCCTGCTGCTGTTTTAAGGTCTTTCATTTGTTGTTGCTCCTAGCATCGGGATGTCGAACCAGCGACCATTCTGATCGCCTTCTTTAGTAAAGCTAATGTGGATGTGATGATCGTGGCGGTTAATCCCATCGTAAGTACGCCAATTCCAAGATTTCTTAGGGGTAGCGATCTTGCCTGCATAGATGACGTAAGCAATTCGTTTCTCACCTGACTTGGCGCATAAGCGTATTTGGTCGGCAAGATAAGCACCTGTGCTGGGGCGTGAGTTGAAATCCTTATCCACATCAATAGCCCTGACGTAGCCGTTAGACGGATCGGGATTGTGGTCACTTGGACGACTGGCGTGTGCGGCATCGCCTATCCAACCATCGGACTTTCTATCGCGGTCAGGAAAAGAATCATCAATCTGCTCACGAAGTTGTTGTCCTGCTTTACAGAGTAAAGGCTTCACTTTGAGCAATCATTTCATCGTAAGTTGATTTAAGCATTGAAGTAAATTCGTTGTTGCCTCGGTCAATAATGGCAAATTCAACTTCTTCGCCACTTACAGGACTAATTTTTGTTATGAAAGATACATTATCCATTTTTAAAACTCCGCACTAAATCCGACATATGCTGTCGCTGAATTGTTTGCTCCAAAATAACCAGTATTGCCAGCAGTAGCACCAGCAATAGTTCCGTAGACGTAACATACTTTTGGACTTGTTGTTCCGCCGTCATATGTAACAGCGCTTGCTGTATAATGAGTGTTATCAAATTTGCTAAAAGCCAACGTTGAACTATCTAAGGCTGTAGGTGTAGTTCTCATTTCAACAGGAAAAACAAAAATTCCAACTCCTACTACGGCGCTATACGCAAAAGCAGATGCCGCAAAAATAGAATAAACTCCCGATGCTGTGTATCGGATGTAATACCTTTGGCAAGCAGCCAATTCGCCTTGAATAGTTCCTGTTGCAGTTTGGAAGGCTGTGGCTGTTGCTCCTAATTCGACCTGTAATCCCCATATATCCGTAGTCATTGTTGTATTAGCAGTTAAGTATTGAGAAAACGATAGATAAGAACCTGTGCCAACTGTCTTTCCTGAAATGCTAGGCAAGGTTACAGTTCCATAAAAACGCTGCCAAGAAGTTGTTAAAGAAGTTGAGTTAAGGGTAATTGCTGTATCTACTTGGCTTGACCCACCTGTGCCAAATGCTTGAGATAAATAAGTTGCCCCTAAAGTTCTTGATGCATCTGCTTTAGCCCAAAACGATACTGTAACTTTTTGACCTGCAAAAGTCTGCACATTTTCCATATTGTTAATTATTGCTCTGTAATTATTTCCTGTTCCATTAACAGTTACAGCCCAACGCATAAAACTCTTTGACTCATAGCCTGTAGGGCAAGTGCCAGGAGTAAAGGTTTGCTGAGATACAGTCTGTGTTGCACCTGTTCCATCCCACGCTACTTTATATCTGTCTAAGGTATAAGTCTGAGATGCTGGATTGGTAAAAGTAGTCCCTCTTTGTGACCAGTCCATCGCTCCGTTTATTGCTGCATTTTTGCCAGCGGTATAAGCAACGCTAGAACCAAGAAGGTTAATCGTGCCATTTGTGTCATTGACGTCGCTCGAAGAGTAGACATCTCCATTTGCGTACGAAACTTTCATTGGCCAGCCTGTTGCCATTAGCACACCTCTTTCATAGGGTCAATTCTAGTACATAACATCGAGTAAAGGCTCCTGTGTAGCGATTGTGGTTGTCCATGTGTTAGGGGTGATGTTGTGAGCAATTCCCTGCACTTGAAGTTTCTTTTGGATAGTTGATCCACCAGGTTGCTCATTGGTGATGTCTACTGTGTTGAAGAAATCAAGGCTTAAAGCTGCTGTAACTCCAGCAGTATAGGAAGGAGTCATCAAGTCAAGCGTAATTGTTTCAATGCGAATAGAAGTTTCTTTACGGCTATCGACATAGGCGGTTGCAAGGCTTAGGGCATTGGCATCTGTCTGCATGAGCATGTCTGTAGCTGTAATAGATCGTGTGAAGTATTGAGCAATCGATGTGGCATCTGAATAAGTCTGTGCTGTGCCACCAATTCGGGTCACAGTTGCCTTGTTCACGATTGTCTTGTCATCTAGTGCAAAAGTAATTCCTGCATAATTAATGCCTGTGCCAGTTTGGTTAAATACTGTTGGAGATGCAGACTGTGCATCATATACATATTGGCGACCCTTAAAGGTTGCTACGCCATTCTCATCGATGTAGAACGCGCCTTGCTCTGTGAATTCAGCAGTCTGGATTGCTCCAAGAACTGTGCGCTGCGTGCCAGGATCAACGACACAAGTAGTCGCCCCAGTTCCAATACTAGTAAATGCAGGCGGCCAGGCAATCATGGTCAAGATGGATTGAACGCGCTGTGCAGTTGTTTGCCCTGCTGTGCCACCTGTAACGGTTGTGACATTGGAGTTATACATTAATCGAAAAGCATCGTAACAAATGAATGTGCAGTACCCAGTTTCTTGACCTGTTGGATAGGTATAGCGGTATTCGGTGATGTAGCCCCCGAATAGCCCATAAGTTACTCCGCCATACACAGCAGATGCCTGAATCTTTCTAAGTGGCTGTAATAGGCCGTAATAAGGGCTAGAAGTGTTCTGTGGGTTGAAGTACCCATTTGGATCAACAACACGAATCGTTGCTTGTCCTGCTTCATAGTTATCTTGGAGAAGGTTGCGACCTCTGCGAGTTGAGATATTCGTTGTGCTACTAGAAACATCGACAATTACAGGAACGCTTGAAGCAAGTTCAGCAAAGCCTAATTGCGAAGTACCTAAGATAAATGGGTTACCGAATGAAGCTCCACCCGATAGATTTATCTTCACGACTAGCGTTGCTGGTAATGCCATTAGACATAACTCGTTGAGTAGCTGATAGGGATGCCAGAAGCCTGATTGTTATAGATGCCCTGAGTAATTGCAGATACTAGGTCGCGCTCGGCTGTTACTGATCCTGCAACATTAACGATAACTGTTGGAGATGAATCAGCACCAGCAAATCTAAATCCACGCTGACCAGAGATGCCTGGAATATCACCTGGTGCATAAGATTGGGGAATGTTAGGTATTGCGGCAGGCATATTGGCTGCTGGTGTTGCTGCTGCCATAGCAGCTGCTGCAAATGAGTTACCAATCAAAGTCTGCCAGTTACCCCAAGCAGTTAATGATTGTGCTAGTGAAAGTGCTAATAATCGAGCAGCTTCTGCTGCTTCAAGTTCTGCTTTAATCTTTAGCGCAAGTGCTGCATCATTGTCATAGATAGCAATGAGCGACTTTAAGCGCATACGAGTTTCTTCATCGGTAGCCTGATTAAGAGCTGAGAATAAGCCAATGCGTTCTACATCGAACTTCTTTTTTAATTCTTCAAGAGCCTGTTGATCTGCTGTAAGGACAAGTTTTCTAGTTGTGTTGGCGTTGTCGATTACTGCAAGTGCATTCTTAGACTTCTGTAGTTTAAGCGCATCGGCGTTGGCTTTGTCAATGGCTTTGCGTTGTCCAGGTGATTGCGCTGGAGTTCCGGCGGATGCTGCTTTGCTAGATGCACCAAATTTAGATAGAGCACCTAAACCAGATACCTGAGTTGCCGCACTTAGGAATCGTCCGATGAAGTCTGCACCTGGTAAGGATTTAATCTTGGTTGTTAAAACGCCTATGCCATAGATTGCATTACCAATCTGAGTTGCGAAAGATTCCATTGCTGTGGCTGCGCCACCAATGCCATTTTGACCAGCAATCATTTGCATTGAGTCAAGTAAATCTTTGCCGATAATTTCTTTGGCGTTCTGAGATGCAACAGTTAATTTGGCTATTGATCCTGAATAACCTTCGGCAGCAGCTAGTGCCTGACCTTTGAACTTGTCTGTAAGTTGTCCAAGAATGACATCCATGTCACCTGTTTTAAGAGTTGCTTTGTCAAGTCCTGCACCTAGACGGCTAAGGGCTGTTGTTTGACCGCCATAAGCCTTTGCAAGTGCCATTGACACCGCGCCTAAATCTTTGCCTGTGCCCGCTGCAATATCTAGGGCAAGGGCTAAGCCATCCTGTGACTTTTTAACGTCACCTGTAGCCGTTAGAAGGGTTCTAAAGGCTGGTCTGAGATTGTCATCAAGAACGCCAGTAGCGCGTTGTAAATCGCCAATAAACTTTTCTACTTCGATGCCTGCAAAGGCGTTGCCTGTATTGGCTAAAGCCAAGGCTAATGATCGAGCAGCCTTCTCATCTTCTGCAAATGCTTTAACGGATGCTTTGCCAAATGCGTATAACTTAGATGCAGCAAATACTCCGGCAAGTTGCTTGCCTAACTTAGCAACTGACTTTTCTAGCTTCTGAGCATCATTAGTTGCCTTCTTAAATGCAGGGTTGCCTGTGTATTGCGTTGCAATATCTATGACTACATTGGCCATTATCGCTTCCCTACTGTGGCGTTAAAAGTCTTGCCTGCATTGTCTATTGCTTTAAGAACTGCCTTTGTAGCGTTGCCATAATCTTTCTCATAAGCAGCAAAGATTGCGCGGCCTTTATCTTTTCCTGAGCCTTCAAGATTGCCCATGGCCTGTGCAAAGTTAGGTCGAGATGACGGCTTAGTGCCTGGCGCATTACGGCCTGCTGTTTCATAGATAGCACCAGAAGCTGATCTGTTGCGAATCTGAGCCAATGCAGTAAAGCCTCTGCGATTAGGTTTTGATGGCGTTGTTTTGTAGCCAATGCCACGCTTCATAATTGTTGCGTTAAATACAGGAAACTTGCCACCTTCTCTAGCCCAATTACTAAGTGGTGACTCAGAAGGTATAAATCCTCTAGCCTGTTTCACAATAGGCTTTAAGGCGTTAGCAATTTCCTTCTGTGTTTCTTTGCCTAAATTTGGAGCATAGTTACGGAGTGCTTTGCGAAGTTCAACGCCGCCTTTGACGGTTGCTGGCATCTTTTATCTCCTTCGCATCATCCTGTAGAACCTTAATTAGGTTCTTTAGCATTACATCGTCTAGCTCTAATAATTGTTGTGGCGCGATCCCGATTCTGACACTTAATTTAGCAATCAGATAGGTGATCGAGTCGCGCCCTAAGCCAAAGGGTCATCATCTAAGACCTCGACTGTTGTCAAGGTTTCAATGAATTGCTCTCCGAATGGCTTAACAGTTTCACCCGAACGGCGGATACATTCCCAGGCAAGCCAGAAGATGTCGCTTTGCTTCTGGTCTTCGATGAACGCTTTGTGAAAGCCCTTCTTAGCGTAAATCTCGAAACCATACTGCACCAATGGAGTGATTGGGTATTCCCCAACTGATCCATCTGCCCTTGTTACTTTTAACTTTGCCATGCTTTGCCCCTTTGTTTAGTTGTTTAGAAAGTACCTGTTGTGGCTACTGCAACTGTTGAGTTAGCAGTAAATGTGATTGATTGTGTACCAATATCGCCAACAGCACCATTGATGTCTGTTGTGTTATTGACTAACAAGGAAACTGTGTAAAGTGGGTTTGTAGCAGATACTGCTGTTCCCTTTGTCTGTAGGAATACGCAAGTAACAGTTGTTCCCCATGCAGCTTGAAGTGTCGCAAGGACATTCGCTGATGCTGTGTCGTTTAGGAAGTCAATTGTTACAGTTGAAACTTCCAGACCTTTTGTAAATTTTCTGGAGTTATCGCCCATTGCGCTGATTTCAATTTCCTCAAAGGATCTGTTTAAAGTCACTGCTGTTACATGGTCACTAAGATCAACTGTGTTAATCTTAACGCCTACATTGTTGTTTAGAAATACAGCCATTAGGATTATTCCTCGTCTTTCTTAGTAGATGGTGGCTTTGGTGCTGATTGCTTTACCTGACCGATTTTAGCCAGGAATGCTTGATTTTCTTTTTCCCATTGTTCCATATCGGTCATGGTTTAGCTCCAGGTAGTTAGAACGGATAGTGACATCTCACAGGTAAGCAAGTCACCAGATGCTGCGTTCAAAACGCTTGGCTGGCTTATTGCTCCCACATTATAGGTCAATGCGGATGCTGCGAGTTTATTGAACACGCCTACTAGGGCTGTTTCAATTCCATTGAGATTGCCTTCATTGTCGAATAGCGGCACAGTAATAATTAACTTAAAGTTCGCTGTAGGTGCAATGGTGTTGTGCTGGTTGTTATTTGGTTCTAAATATGGATCAGAAGGCGCAACGATTACTGAGTTAGCCAAGACTGTTGCAGGTGGGAAAGCAAAGACTTGCCACACCGCGTTATCAACTAAAGCAGTTGCAATCGTGGTTCTAAGAGTAGTGAGCGCAACTGGCATTATCCGACCATCGAACGCGGATCAAGGGCGTGAGCAATAAGCCCTCTCACCTTTGCTAGGAGTTGAGCAGACATGCGATAAGGAGAAGGCTGGAAGTCGATTGTGTTAGCACCATTAAGAGTAGTTGTGCGAGCCTGCCAAATTTCAACTGAAATCATAAGAGCTGCGTTCTGGACTGCTGTGTCTGTTGTCCAGTCTGTGTAAGTTTCCCCAGTTACTGTGCCATAAGGCTCGATAGGGTGTTTCTTTGTTGCAGTTGTGTGAGTTGTTGCCATGCTGATGGAATAAGTATCTACGGCTGTGATTGTCTTTGATCCATTGAACTTTGTGCCAGAGTTGGAAATAGTTACAGTTTGACCTACATAAAAAATCTCTAATACTTCAATGTCAAAATATAAAGTTCCTTCGCCAACAATGTTGCTGTGTGCTATTGAGAACCATTTAGGAGCCCATAGCATTGGAAGTAGGACTGCATCTGATGCGTCACACACTTCCTGCAAAACGGCATCTGTGTACAACGTACCGACTCCAAGCGTTGTGCGGAGTTCTGAAACAGTTGTCAATGCCATGTGCAGTCCTTTCTAAAGACTGGGAGTGGAGCAAGGGCTGCGCCCCACTCCCAGCGACTTAGTTTCTAACTTATTAAGTTAGGTTGAAACGGCGTAGGCCACCTGCAAAAACGGCTTGCGCTGCGATATAACCATAAAGTGAAATTTCAATCTCGCCTGTTGTTGGCACGTTAGTTGCCAATGTTAGAGCAGGAGATTCAAAGATTTCGATTGAACGTGGCTCGATGATGAATGCTGACTCATCGATTGAAGTGCTGACCATGTTTGGATCGACATAGTAATCGAGTCCGAGCACGTTTCCGCGAATGCTTGTTGGAATTGCAGATCCGGCATTGTTCATTGGATTTCCAGCATTATAAATTGGTCGCCCTGTTGTATCTGTTGCGCCAAGCAAAGTGCTCCAGATAGAAGTGCCTGATACGAATGACTTAGCTGTGCGCTTTGTCGCTGTGTATGCAGCTGGAGCTTCTGTGGATACGAATGAAATTAAGCCAGCAGAATCTGCTGCTGTTGCTGTTGCCTGTGTTCCGCCTGCTGTGATTTGTGCAATTACATAAGCATCAGTTGCCTGAGCATAGCCATCGCGGAGATTTGCCAACATGATTTCATAGAAGCTTGGATCTGATCGATCAAGCAATTCTACTGAATAGCGTTGGAAGCCCATTTTCTTAATTACAGTTGCATTTACATAGCTTGAAGTAATCGCTGTTGTTCCAGTTGGATCGCCACCTTCAGCTACTGTTGCAGCAGTCGCATTAGCTGTAATCTTAGGAATCGAAACTGTCATTCCATAAGTGCTAAGTGGACGTGAACCACCGCAAGCTTCGATAACTGGACGATCTGCATTTGTGTTTGTTGCAACATCGCGCACATATGAAACTGGTGAGAATGCTGGGTTTGTTGTGAATGAATCATCTGCTGCCAATACATATTGACGTGAATCTTCATTTCCAAGCTTTGCCTTGATTGTGTGTTCTAAATATGATCCACCGCTAATAATTGGTGAACGTGGCTTTGTGTAAGCCATTGCTGTAACAGTTGGGCGAGCAGCTTCTACCGCCGGTGCTTCAACTGGTGTTGCTTCGACGGCTGGAGTGGTATTTTCCACGTTGGCTATCTCGCTTTCTGTTGGTTGGGTTATTTCTTCGACGACAGATTCTTCTGCCGCTATATCAGTAACTTGTGCAGACTTAAAGGCTGGCTC